TTTTTCGAGGCAACGCGGCGTTGACGAGTGAATCGGTGCCTTCATTGGCACAAAAGACACGGCTCGATTTTTCCTATACCCGGATCCGACTATAGATTCGGCTAATAGCCGACTAATCGATGCCGTGCTTGTAAAGTTACACTTTGATGGGATTTTCTTTGATGGTCGGAGACGCATCTGGATATCTTAATGTGAATGCATATGTAGCTAGGAATGCAAGAAACGTCACGAACGTCGCAGTATACCACACACCATGTTTCCCGACGCTATGAAACACACCTCCTTTTTCAAAAAGACTTTTGATCGCGTCGTTGAAAGATAACGCAGCCGTCACACCGAGCGAGGTGGTGATGAGAGATGCGAAATTTCTATTGAGTTGAGCGAATGACATGTACCGTACACCAATACTTTTTTTTTACACGATGACTCCGATCGCGGTCAATGATCCTGCTAACGCGGCCATATTCCTATCATCAGAGACGAGATGGATCGCGTACCATGCCAAGTACCCGATGGCGATCGCAGCACTCATCATACCGAGTCCGAATGATTTCCACGGCAAGTCTTCGGAAATCGATGTCGGAGACGCTGGATTGACACGGATGAAAATCATATCGCCAGGTGTGTATGCGTTATATGCATCGAACGAGCCCGCATACACGTTTCCGTTGTATTTGTATGTCACACCGACGGAGGAGAGGTCGACGGAATCGACGATGGCCGGGACGAGATCGTACGATGATCCGAGAAACATGCCTCCCATGATGAGAAGAACGACCGCGAATGCGAGGAACGATAACCCATGTAATCCGACGGAAATTTGTCCGAACGTTGCCAAGGCGTTGTATACTCGTTTGTGATTCATACGGTATCCAAAGATTTTTTTTTCAGTTCCAAATCGGATTACCATGTGCCGATACGTCAAACGCTCCTTGTAAAACATCACGTAACGTCAATCTTTCCTTGATGTTCAAAAGCGTCTTGTCCAATGTGAATTTATTGTTCGAGGTGGTTTTATCGTCTCGAACATGAAGTACGTGCCATTGATCGTCGTTCAACACGCATTCGACGATCGCCCCTTCCGTCGCGAGATGTGCACGAGGACCCATGGGCATTCCGATGACTTTATTACGTCGCGTCGTCTCGTCAAAAATATTCAGTTTCCCGTTTTTGACAAGAAAGTCGACGGAATGAACCGTTTTCAGTTTCATGAGATTATCGTGGCGACCATATATCACGCGGTCCAGTTCGGGTTGGAAAATCACACCATCAACATTGTACCGTTGTCGCATCGAATCCACATGCGCGACGAATGCCGGCTCGATTTCACGGACGAATGGCATGAACAGTTTCGGTCTGATGATACCTGGGTCCGACGATGGGGTGTCTTTATAAAATCGGAGTGATGTCGAGATGATTTGGAGTCGTTCGGAAAAGGGAAGATGAAATATCGGGACGCCGGCGACGTTGATCGCGTCGAAACACAAGTACACCCATCTGGAATCGAGTTTATCGTACACGAGTTCTCCATCAAAAACGGTGCCCTGGTATAACGCACGCGGCATTTCTTTGATCGGGAAATGGTATGGCGTCAACGTTCGATCGAATATGACGACGTGATGGACGTCTTGCACATCGGCAATCATCATGAGCGCACGAACACCATCGGTTTTTTCCGTGATGTGGTATGGTTGCGACCTGAATTTCGGGTAATCCGCGCGTTCGATCGAGACGGGATTCGGTCCTGGGAACGGATGACTCATCCCTTTTTTCGTTCGTTGTTTTTGGACGCCCGTGAATTTCGCGAGAATATCGACGAATCGAGTATCGTTCGATACGTGTAAAGGAATGTCGTTCATGTTCAATGTAAATGCCGGAGTTCGATGTCCCACTCGTGTTTTAACTTGACGATCCGTGCAAACAGTGCGTTCAAGCTTTTTTTCGCCCGGTTTCTTCCGTCGATCGTGTCTATGAACGAACGGAATCCATCGTGAAAATTTAAGAATTCTGCATGTGCTTTGGAAAAATCCCGTTTGAGAGAGGGGTAGACGCGGACGTTTCCGGCCATTTTCATGCGTTTCAGGTACCGAAACGCGTACTCGAATCTCGCGACGTCGTTCTTCAGTCCGTTCATCGATGAAGTTGGGCAAGATTTTTTTCAATCGGAATCTATAAACATCGGGGATGCGGCGGTCGCGACGAGGTGTTCGTACAACGTATCCCGTATGAGACATGAGGGGGGTGGCGGAGGCATATATTCTGCTCTCGCACTCATCAAATCACACCAAAATTCGTACAACATCTCTTTATGGCGCGCAAACCATTGCCTATCCCGAGGAACGATGACGATGTCGAATATATCTTTCCCATCTTTCGTGAATTTTGCAGGTTTCCATTGCACGAACGCACAACTCTCCAAATCACACACTTCCATTTGCGTCTGAACCTGCGGATAGTAATGATGAGGAACGTGGCCCGGAACGATTTCACGATGCATCGGACATTTGATTTCGATCATCTGACCGGTAAGCGTGATACCATCAGGAGACGCCGCGAGCCAGTCGTATGTGGGATGCACGATGAGTCCGAAATCCAAGGCGATTTGTCCGGATACGTCGCAATACCTATTTCGAACGGCATCTTCGTGTTCGCATCCATGTCGAGTCGCCGCGTTTCCCTTGAACGATCCACTCACGATTTGGTCGATGCATGCGATTTTTGGATCTCCTCGGAACGAATCGTATGGTTTGATTCCGATGGCAGCTGCCGCGTTCGATGCCGTCATGAGTCCTTTCCGAACCTCGTACCATTCAGGGGTTCTCTGGATGTACTGAGGTGTCGATATCAATTTCAAGACCTGTGGATGGACTTGAAATCCGGCTGGCAACGTCTCTGGAAGCACCGGGAGACTCATGACGATGATATTTCGTATACGGTACGTGTTTGCTTAAGTGAGGCCCGAAAGACCACCGCCGAGTCCATAATCCATCATGGGAGGAGGTGGTGGTGGCGCGGCTTCGGTTTGACCACGGGCGACGAACAAGAAACATAAACTACACGAAACGAGTCCTAATACCAAGACGATCCAAAATACAGATCCACCGAAGAAACTACTCGGTGGTTTTGACGGTTCAGGATCTTTCAAATCGATAATCACCGGAGGATTCGTTCTGCGTGGAGTCTTTTCTTTCTTTTTGGGTGGCGTCGTCGGTGAATTCTTCCCGTACGTTTGAACACCCAAAGGAACATTTGTACCTTCGGCGACGTACCCAGCACCAGGTCCGGCGTTTCCGTATTGTTCTTCGTCGGGGTCGAATAATAACTCATCTTCGGGTCCCATGGCCGGTGCAGGAGTCGCTGTCAATGCGATGGATGAATGGCGTGCCGCAGGTGGTTTTTTTCGTTGTCGTTGAACCGGACGAAGTCTCGTCATTTTCTCGGCCGTGTCGAGTTGTTTTTGGCTCATGTACGATACTCGGACATTTTTTTTTTCTGTGATTATCGTAATGCACGATCTCAGCCCGGTTCATCCACCCATGTTCTCCGTAAAACGGCGTCTTCTTGTGGATTATAGAGATCGCGAGAGCGGCGTGCCGTTTGATTATGTCGTGCGATTTGGAAAGAATGGTGTTACATCATACGAACACGTCAGATCTGTCGAAATGAAGATGCTCGCGCTCCCTAAAATTACAAACGAAATGTATGCGGTCATCGATATCGAAGAATTAAACGATTCTCTTCTCGACGGCACGAACAACGCGACCAATCGGAGTTTTTGCGTGGGATTTTTCGATTCGTCCGTTCTCAACGCAGGGGATATCAAAGTTTCTAAAGATTTTTACTCTCAAAAAGTGATTTTCAATCCTCCACTCCAAAAACTCGATCGTTTGACCATCAAGGTATTGAAACAAAACGGGAACGTCGTTGATGTGAGCGAAACCAACAACGTCTCTTCGATGACCATGCTCCTCGAAATCGAAACGAACGGACGTCGCGTGTGATGCTCACATTTTTTCCAACGTCTTTTTGCGCGCGGCCTCTAAATCGATACCAACGAACGCTCCAGACGTATCACTACATAAACGGTCGAAAAACGTATGGACAAATTCCGCACACGCTCTCCGCACGCTGCAAAAATAAATAAATAAACATGGACGCCGTTTATTTTCGAAACAGATTGTGTGTTGCCTTCGCGCAACTCGGACGAAGTATTTTGGATTCTCTTCATACGTACCCGCTCGATGTGACTTCTGCGCTCGATTCGCTCGAACATGGACTGGATTCTCCAGACCCTTTGATCGCTGCGATACATGAACTCATCGACGAATGTATTTCAGACATGGTTTCGAAAATCACGGTCGAATGTATGACGACACCGAAATCTAAAAGACGACGCGAGAAAAACTCGATCGACTATTCGAATGTCCAAATTCGTCATGGGTACCCCTATGATATGTTTACGTCGTGTGGAGGATTGAATTGATTTTTTTTTGTTGCGGTACGGTACACGACATGCCAGGTGTTATCAATCCAGCCATCGGAAACGGTCGCAACATCACAAACTATTCTAGTGGATGCGAACTCGAACACAAGCTCCAAGCGCAATTCAAGGTCGGCTCCGATTCCGAATACAGAAAAATGTTACAAAAACATCCCGTCGCTTTTGATGCAGCGATCAAAGGGTATACAAAGGATGAATATTATTTCCCCATCACTCCATGCGCGAGCAAACGGTACATGAAACCGACCTAATCGTCCAACGGAATGCCTAGTTTGAGTAATACGTCTCTGGCGGCGGCCTGTTCTGCTTCTTTCTTCGTTCTTCCCGTTCCGTGTCCCACGTGAGAATCGATCGGAACACTCACGCAGAAGATTTTTATGCGACGCTCGTTTTCCGTCTGAACCAGCGTCTCACATTCGTATACAGGGAGAGGTTGACCACATGCATGTTGGCGCCTCATCGCGATGTCCTTGTAATTTCGATCTTTCAGCATGTCGTTCATATCGATGTGTGTTTCGATCAATCCCAGGAAGAAATTCTTTGCCTGCGCGAGACCTTGATCGAGATACACCGCGCCGATGAGACTTTCCATGCAATCTTCCAGTATTCTCTTGTTCCTGTTCCACGAACGATACAACCCTTTTCCCGACATGAATACGAACCGATCTAATTGTAACTTGTCGGCTAAAAACGCAAGAGTCTCGGATCGGGTCAATCGAGTACGTAATTTGGTCATGAATCCTTCATCTTCCGTCGGGTACTTGTCGAATAAATATTTTGCCGTCGTGAAATTGACCACGGAATCTCCCAAAAATTCAAGTCGTTCGTAACTTTGTCGTTTGTAATAATTCGATACCGATTTGTGCGTAAAGCATTCGTAATATGGTCCGGGATAATTGACGACTTGGAATCCGAGCGTGCGTTCTAACAACTCGCGTGTCATATCGACGAGTTGTCCAGGTGGCAATGCTTCCTGTTCTTCTTCGGATAAGACGATATCGGGATGAGGTAATTTGGGTGGAGGTGGCTTCATATCGGCTCCTGAACCGATCCCATCACCTTAAGTGGACAAACCCGGGTTGGTATCGGCTTCGGAACCGACTTCGTATCGGCTTCGGAACCGACTTCGTATCGGCTTCGGAACCGTTTAATGGACAATCTCAGGTTGTCTTTTCGAGTGTATCGCAAACGAACAGCATAAAACCAGGGCGACCGAAGGTTTCGATATAAATATTCATAATCATGGAACATCACGTCGAAATCGTCACCGGCAAGCAAGGTCGCACGAACGCAAATAAACCTTCGCATGAATTACTCGCGGTTCTTCGAACTCTCGATATGGATTCTGGATATCTCGGAGACTCTGAACTCGAAAGTATCGTGGATAAGGTTCGAGGTATTCTCCAAACCCATCGTGGACATCGATTCGATCCACAATACATGAATGCACATGATGGCGCCTATGGGATCCGTGTGATCGCCTTGGATAAGGAGTATAACGTGCACGCGTATACGATGCCCGTGTATCGCCCGACATCTCACGGAGGACATGTGGTTTTTAGAACCGGAAAGGAAATCGAAAAAGTGTTGAAAATTACGCATTCGGATGTTCCCATCGAAGAAGCCGGTGGAATGGAACTCGGTCTGTTTGTGAGTAAATTCAAAGATATCGACTGTCTTTTCATCGTGCCAGATACCATCGATGATCCCGTCTTGTTCCGTGCCTTGGATTTGGAAGTCAAGGGTGATGGTACGGATACGACGACGTTGGTGTACTTGCGTTTGTGTGATAAACTCGGACTCGGACGGTCGCCACCACACTTGTCCATTGGAAAATTCAAGTTTTTGTTCCCTGGTGTTGCGTTGGACACGTCATTGATCAAATCCAAAGGAACCAAAAGGAGCCGCGAACCGACACCTCCTCCCCCCCCACCTCCTTCTACGGTCGAGAACACGTGGGATATCATGAGTTCGTTATTGAGCGATTCTATCAAGCACGCCCGTACATACGATCGTGAGAGCGAGATTTATAAAGCAAAGGGTTTTTTGTATTTGCTCGCCCAGAACTTTTTAGAGGTCTTTGATATTCGTGTCGGACGGGCTAGGTTCAATACCATCTTTAAAGATTACGTGCATTTACCGGTCAACATTTTTTTAGAAACGATGGGAAATCGTTCGATCATTCAAAGCATCATCGATACGAACATCCGTGATATCCAATCCCGTGAAATTATGACGTACCATGTCGATTCGTATATGGAAATGATTGGTATGACTTGATTTTTTTACATGCGAGCAATGATATGTAACTGATCAGGATCACAAGAACATTTTTGACGCATCCATTTTCTGTACCGTTCTTTCTGAATCTCAGAACCAACATACAAATCCAAGAATTTACACGCGTTTCCGCGGCACTCATCATCGACACGCACCCAACCACCATGTTTCTTTCCGTTGTGTAAGGGGAATCCTTTCAAAAGCGGAATGTATACTTTGTCGCGAGGACGAAGCGAACTTCCATGACTTCGCGCGACGCTTTTGAATGCGACGAGTGTATTGTCGAACGATCCGATATTACTTTCGTTATCTTCGAACGAATACCATGTCATCACACCGCGAACGGGTCGTGACGCCGCATTACCCTGGCTCGCGAGCAATAACATGACAAAGTAGCAGAGAACAAACCGCATGATCCATTCAATAAAACAATGAATTGTTATGGGTACGGTGTGTTTTTTTTATTTATGAACGTCGTCGTGGTGTACGAAAAAAAAGAATTCAAAAGAAATAAATTTCGTCTTTTCGAAATCTTACAATGTCTCGACGAATGCATGTACCACACGTCCATGAAAAACGTATTAGTCGAAGATATCCACGGACTCGACGGTGATGATGCCGTGATTGCGTTTGCGTTTCGCGACGATAGACCGGTCGGATTTGGGTACGCGACGATAAACGAGAAAATGAACGTGCGGTACGTATCGTGTTCCGAACGAAACAAAGGACACGGGACGTCGTTGTTACGGGAACTCGAAGATCATGCCGTTCGTCGGAACGTCAACGTGATCGAACTGGTCAGCACGGTCGGATCGAAACCGTTTTATGAGCGGTATGGGTACGTGTTCGGGACGGTGGATGCGTTCGATTTGGTGGTTGGAAAAAAAAGTACCTGGTAATAACAACATAAAATTGTTTTTTGAAAACGACAATTTTATATATAAGGAAATCGTCAGACGTTTTTTTCCATACGAATAAACCAAATCGAAATTCCGTAATATTGTTATTGTTACCAGGTATTTTTTCATCAAAGCCCGAGAACTTTAAACGGATTGCCTCGCATGTATCCCAATTTAAACAACACACCCACGTAACTCCAAAACATACTTATCATCGTGTTCAAAACGCGATCGTTTCCTCTATTCACAAACGCAAGCTTGAAATCCTGGATGTTATAATAAATACCGACTGCTAACGCGGATCTGTACGCGGTGATCGTGAACAAACCCAGGAATCTCCGTAAAATCGCGATTCGTTCCTCACGTGTCGATTTCTTCTTCGTAAGCGTCTTGACATCGTTGATCAATCGAGTGACCGTACGTTTGACGACGCTCTTCGTAGGACGTTTGTTCACCTTTGTTTTTATCGTCACGGTGTCGTTCATGTGGCGGCCGATAGCGTTTCTACCATTTGGGGAACCATAGGCATCGGGAAAGACGTTTTTGGGGCTAGAGCGACCGTTTCGACTTTGGTCGTTCATGCGGTACGCCGATAAAATTATTTTCGACGCGTACGAAAAATGGATTTCCTGAGTACATTACGACGTGATGCGTTTCCACCGGTCGATATACATGGATGGTGCGACGAACCCAATTTCATACGGACGTTCGATTCTCTGGTACCATCAAAATCATCACCACCACTCATCATCGTCGAAGTCGGGACGTGGAAAGGAAAATCCGCGTGCATGATGGCATCGCATCTCAAATCACGCTTGAAAAAAGCAAGCATCGTATGTATCGATACGTGGCTCGGTGCACCAGAATTCTGGACGTGGGGATTGGATGATCCATCCCGAGGAATTTCACTGGATAAACGCATGGGGTACCCGCGCGTCTACGAAACGTTCATACACAACGTGAAAACGCTCGGTCACGACGACATGATCGTACCGCTGCCGTTGTCGAGCATCCAAGCAGCACGTGTGTTGAAACATCACAACGTCGTACCGGATATCGTATACATCGACGCAGCACATGAAGAAGATGCGGTGTATGCAGATCTCGAAGCGTTTTTCCCGTTAGGAACCGGTGTCATGTTCGGTGACGATTATGTGGCATGGCCTGGGGTTCGACGAGCCGTCGATGACTTTGTCAAGAAACACGATTTGGCACTTTCTGTCTCTGGCGAAGTGTGGTGTGTTACAAAAAAAAATCAAGCTGAACATTGAACGCACGCGTCGACGGTGACTTGTGCGGCTTTCGATGCAGGTTTCGATCTCAAATAATAATTAATCGTTTTCAAGCCAGCCTTCCACGAATGAAAATGCATCGCTGTTAATTTCGCAAACGTCGGTGCGGCAACAAATAAATTCATGCTTTGACTTTGACACACATACGGACCACGTGCTGCTGCTTGATCGATAATGTGACGTTGTTTGATATCCCAACTCGTTTTGTAAATATCCCGTAATTCTTTGGGAATTTCGAGAATGTTCTGAATACTTCCACCATCACGTACGAGCGCATTTTTGATTTCTGGCGTCCACAACCCACGATTCACCAATTCGCGTAATAAATATTTATGAATGCATGCGTATTCACCGGCCAACGTGCGTCTGACATAATAAAAACTCGTCACCGGTTCGGCAGCTTCAGAATTCCCGAGTAATTGCGCGGTCGACGCGGTCGGCATCAACGCAATCGACAAGGAATTACGCAACCCATATTGACCGATACGTCGTTTCAATCCGTTCCAATCGAGTCCTTCCACGGGCGTCACATTCCACAAATCATATTGCAACAACCCTTGAGACGCCGGGGATCCATCGTAACTAGGGTACGTCCCATGAAGTTCGGCGAGTTCTGTCGACATCTCCAGAGCGGCATGATACATCGTGGCAAGTATACGTCGATTCAATACGTTTGCGGCGTGCGAATCAAACGGAAGCTTCAATTTTATATACGTATCCGCCAACCCTTGTATACCGATACCGAGAGGACGATGCCGCATGTTCGATACGCGAGCTTCTTCGATGGGGTAATGATTGACGTCGATCGCAGTATCTAAATTCCTCGCTACGATTTTCGTCACTCGATGAAGCTCATCGAAATCAAAGACTCCATGCCTGATGAACGCAGGTAATCCGATGCTCGCGAGAGTACACACGGCCACTTCTTCTCCGGGCGCCGAATATTCAACGATTTCCGCGCAATTTCCTGTGATCACGCCATTGAAAATTCCCATGTGTCGTTTCGGTTCGTTGAAACAATACGTCGCATCCATCCTTCCCGTTCGTTCGACGCATCGCACCGTGACATCCCCGGATCGAAACGGTTCTGACGGCGGCGCATCCCAATCGATGAGCAAATCACCAGGGACCAATTCGTTCGCTCGTCGTTCCACTGCAGGTCCCCAATACGTCTCACGAACATAAAATTTATGGTACGGCGTGCATTCCAAGACGTTTCCATCATCAAACGAGATTTTCATCAATTCGGCACGATCGCTGGTTTTCTTCACGACGACATCAGACCATTCCATCCCGTTCCATACTTCCACGGACGTGTCACACACATCCGAGATACGCACATGACCCTGACGAGTGAGCACACGCGTTTCCGGAGCGACACATAAATTCGAGTTTTTAATGACACCGAGGTTTTTCTGGTTCGTCTTCGTATTGCACGCGTCTTTGTTGAGAATGTACGGGACGCCAGATTCGATTTGAGATGTCAACATAGCAGTCCATACATCACGAGCGTTGACGACTTTGACCGCTTTCCCTTCGTTTTCGTACCGCGTATACAATGCCGTAAACTCGTCTCCATACACATCACCGAGTCCAGGGCACGTGTACGGATCCATCAACGACCACGATTCTCCGGCTTCGACGCGACGCATGAATTCATCAGAAACCCACATCGCCAAGAACAAATCTCTGCAACGCATTTCTTCGTCTCCACCAGGCCGGCGCAAATTCAAGAAATCCAAGACGTCGGGATGATGCGGTTCGAGATACACGGCCATCGATCCATGACGTTTCCCCGAATTATGTACCAATCCTCCGCCAGTGGTATAATTGTGATTCGATTCCATGTTAAAGTCATACACGTTTCCAGTATATCGAGAACGTGTGATATCGGTCAAAGGAACGTACACGATACCATCACGTTCGAAAAAGTCAAACGTTTCGTCTGGAATAAAATCGGCGGCTCCACAAAGTCCTGGATGTTTGGGAATGTACAGTGCGTGGTGATACATATCGGTCAATACACCATGACGAAGACACAACGAACGCAATCCCAACAACACATCCCGAGAACTCGACGTGACGATATACACATCGGGCATATCACGTCCTGCAGTTTCCAAGACACCTCGGATCACTTGCAACGTCTTGGCACGAGGTAAATGCAGGTACCGATAATCGAACGAAACGTGTCCATGTCCCAACGCATATCCATACGATCGACACTGGTCTTCGGAAAAATCTTGATCGACGATGGATGTGGGAATGGGAAAGCCGAGGTAATCACCGACGACCAAATCACGCGCGTGACAAAAGTCTGTCGAAGATCCACGAAGACGATAAATTTCATGGACGCCAGTGCACGTGATTCCTTCGGAACCAATTTTAGTGACCAAGGTAAACATGGGCTCGTTAATTACGTGACGAACAAACACTTCGTTCACCTTCCTATACGTACCATCCCGCGTGACGAGAGAATCTCCGACTTCGACGCGGTCCATCCGGATGATTCCACGTGCAGAATGTACAGGGGTTTCCGGAACGAAACATTGGTTGACGTATGACGTGACGCTATTTGCCACCTTCAACATGGGAATGATTCCATCGGATACGCCATTCGTCGATCGTATCGGAGCTCCTTTCGATCGCACCGACGAGACGCTGATCCCGAGACCGCCACCGAATTTCGATATATTCGCGCATCGATGGAAACAATTGAAAATACCATCCAACGAGTCGTCGCTCGCATCCAAAAAACACGACGAAATTTGTTGGACCGTCATACCCGCATTGAAAAGCGTCGGCGAAGCGTGTGTGAAATATTTCTTGGAAAGCAAATCGTACGTTTCCTTGACGCGCTGCATATCTCCGCTCTGTCCACACAACGCCAATGCCACACGCAAGTAGACATGCTGAGGACGTTCGACCAATACACCATCGATTTTCGTGCAATACATACGTTCGAGAGTCTTGATACCGAAGAAATCAAAATCGTAATCGCGTTTGTATTCGATCATCTCTTGCAACTCTTCATCATATCGTCGAACCAAATCCATAAACGACGGATTCAATGCGGATGCCATGCGCTCAAACGTCTCAAACACACTGTCGCTGGTTTTTTTATGGATGTTGGACATGGCAATGCGCGCGGCGAGTTTTCCGTAATCGGGGTGATCGATGTTTTTGGAAATAGCAACCTCGGCAGTCAAATGATCGATGTTTTCAGTCGTGATTCCATCGACGAGCGATGATGCGACTTGTGCGACGATCAATGACGCATCGATGGTCGAAAGATTCCAACTCAATTTTTTAATACGCTCCGCGATTTTTTCGAAATTCACTTCTTCGAACGCACCACCTCGCTTCGTTACTCTCATATTGTTTTTAGAATGACGAAGGACGAATTCGGAGACACAACACATACTCGCGAGCTAGGGTACAGGCACAAAATAAATGCACTCGGGTCGTACGGATTGTCAAAACACGGGGGCTACCACGTATTTTGAACAAAGAATAAGCACCATGCATTCATACAGATTCGGCGTTTTCGATATCGACGCGTGACACGAAGACGTCTGGATCTTTCAAGGAATCGTCATGCAGTGATATCCGCAAACTTGGCACACAAATGCGACGCTTCGTTGTACGCGACGACGCATTCGATGTACGGCTTGGTCGAGCACACATGTGGAATTTTCCGGATCATCGTGGCCACGTGGTTGGCGCTGATGTACGTGTGTTTGTACAGTACCCGAACGTTCATAATCGATCCGTGCAGTGATATATCTCACATTCCGAAAAAAAAGATGAAAAGAAAACGACGAGCGATACCCGACGTACCGATGATCGATTCTCTGTTGAAATTAATGCCGACGTTCGAAGTTCTCGAATGTCCATACGAAGAAATAGTAGCGGCACGAGATTTTACAGGAGTGCCGTATCACATATACACGACGACGCATGCGATACGATTTGATTTCGATGCGATACGATATATGGTCGATTCACGAGGAAAGATTTCTGGGCGACGATCGTTCATTGGCTCGGACGGAAGACTCATCGCGAGTGATGTTTACGAACGGACCGAACCACACACTATATTCCGTAAAAACGCCGATGGTCTTTTCGAATCGAGGTACGTATCCTGAAGAGACACGTCGTCGATCATGCGATGTAAATAGTCGACATACGTTTCTGCCACACGATACCATTCCGCCCACAACGCATCATCCTTTTCTATAGGAATGATATTGAGCGTTTTACACGATGATCCAGATAACGATTCGACCAATAACGCTCGTTCGGCAACATCGATGAGTCTCAAATAACACTCGACTTGGATGCGTTCGTACTCTGTCGCATGCATAAACAATCTGTTCACCCGGTTTTTAACTTCGACCACGGTTTTCGCATCGACCGTGTGACCATCGATTTTCCCTACCAATTTCCATGGAATTCCATTCGGGGTCGTGTACCTGCGTGCGTATGTGGTCTCGTCGGGAACCACATCCATCCCCATTTCATCATTCAACAGATCGATGACAGATCGTTCCTGGTCCGTGCCATACCTCGTACACACTTGTTTCCTGATTTCGTTGTTCACCAAATCCACTTCCTGAGGTGTCAAATTTGGTATGGTTTTCACGTCGTGTTTGATCTCATCGGCGAGTTCCGCGGCCACTTTCGATGATGCAGGATGACTGGTTTCTGCCGCGTGCAATGATACTTCGATTTCAGGTATCTTGGCTCGCAGTATTTCGAGTCGTTGTTGGTCGGTCGTGCGATCGTGACGTCGCATCGCTTCCATGTACGTATCTGGAGAAATGCGTTGCCATGTCTTTTCAAACGCTTCGTGGTGTTTTACGTACGGATGCTTTCCTATAAATCCTGCAAAGGACGAAGCGTGTAATGTGATGGTCGTCATCGGTGATCCTACATGACGGATGCGTTCCCTTTAAGTGTGCACTTAAGAAGAGAAAATCCTTACGATTTGGGTACTTGTTCTTTTCGATGAATCAACAGTGTGTGGTGCGGTCACTTCGCGACACAATACACGATCATGGCCATAAAAACGTCGAACTCGAATTCAGATTAGGTCGCATCGTGAACGAACAATACGTCACCGGCGTCACCAAAGCAACGTTCGACGCGCTTCTACGTCATTTGGAAAAATCACCTGCGTTTTCGAAGAACGAGAAAACCACCCTGGAAAAACTCAATGGGACAGACGCGCGATTCATCATAGAAAACGGTGATGAAGCCGGGGGAAGATGGTGTTACAAGAAAAAAGTGTGTACGGAAACGGCCCCTGGAAAAGAAAACGTCCCTCGAGCGAGCGTCGCACTCGAAGGTCACGATCATGCACCACCACCACCTGGATCTCCTCCGTTTAAATATCATCGTCTGAAAAAACGCACCTCATTTGTACACGAATGTTGGACGGTCGATATGACACGAGTCACTTCGAACCTTCCGGGGCAATTCGATAATGATGAAGAAATGTACGAAGTCGAAGTCGAACTCACAGGGGTCGATGCGTTTTTCGTGTATACACTAGAATATTTAGTCGAATGGGGATTGCATTTATTAAATGAACTCACGTCATTGTAAAAACGAATAATTACCATCCATGGCCATCGAATGAAAGTAATGAATGTCGGTATCCGGTCGATCATCAAACGAATACCTTTTATCGGGCGCATGACGTTTCACGAGTTTCTCTAAATCAGCACGTTGTCTCGCGGCCGTGTACATGGAGAAGAGTTCGTTGTTCGTCTTGTTTCTGATATTATATATCGCAGGATACTTTGCGATTTTTGCCAACCACATGCGTTTCAATGGTTGTGCTTTGGCGGGGGTGTGACGTTCGGGTGATGTCGACGTTCCTTTGGGTCCTTTTTGCGGATATTTCTTCGGATTCTGTTTGCGTTCACGTTTGAAAAAGAATCGACCGCTGTTTCCCGCCGCAGTATACCCTCGTTCGACCATTTCAGCTTTCGTAGGAAGACGGTATTTCTTTCCGCGTGTTTTTCTCGGTAATCCACACTTGTCTCCTTCTTTCACCAGGCGTTTGAGAACACCTTCTAATCGTTCACGCTGCGATTTGAGGATCCTGTTTCCGGTCATCATACGCGTCGCATAATCACGGAGTTTTTTGCGCGTATGCGTATCGATACCGACGGGACACGAAGGGTATAACAAGGCGAGATACATGTCCAGGGGAGTGACCACCGTATTCACGTTCTTTGCGTTTTGTCGATTCGTCGAAGCCAAAGGCATTTGTCGATGTAACGATCCGTTGGCGTAATTCATATTGATATATCTGTTCCAACTCACGCCTTTCGGGGACCACGTGAACAACCCGGAATTAGATAGCGTAGGAGTCCTGAAATTCGTAAGCGTTTCGGCAAAATCGTCGAGATCAAAGTCGTTCAATCGATCCATTGAAATACCACACGAAATAAAAATTCATCCGATCGTTGGACTGGATACGACACGAGCAGTCTCTGGATCGAAACGAACACGGATCCTATCTCGCCGCACATCTCGAGAGACTCCAGTCGTCGATGGAAGAGCTTCGATCGTGGCATGTGGATACGTCATGCGCAACGTATCGACGACCTCCGTGAAGAATTTACCGACGTACGATTCCCATTCTTTTGGTGGATATGATACCGGGGCCCCGAGACACGAGGTACCTTCGTCTGGTTTGATGAAACATTGGTCGTCTGTCTGAGGCAAAGGAAGAGATCCCGTGTGTGGTGCAGGAGAGACCACGCGAGACGTACGTGCATCGTATATGATCCGGATCACTCCGGGCGATGGTGGTTTCCCATACATCGTATCCCACGTCGCGGTATCGACAGAATATCCAGATGATCTGAACGCGTCCATGACATGTTTGACAGGTAACCCGATCATTTCAGGCCAGGTGAGTTTTGTTTTATGACACGCGACGCCTTTTCCCCACGTATCGATCATCCCATGCTCGTAAATATCCGAACACGATAACTCAAAACGGATCTTGAGTTTCGTCGATGCTTCTTTGAGGATGGTATCGTGAAGTCGCGTGCATGGTCGTCCGTTCGAAGCGCCTTCGGATAATGCCAAGAGAAGGCGTGCGTGTAATCGCTCGAGACGTCCACCATCTTTGGGAATATCAATGAGCAAACACCCAGAATCCGTGTGAAACGTCGTCGTTCCGTGACCCACCAACACGCGTCCGTTCCACCATTTTTGTAACGATTTCCATTCCATCTCGTGTGGAAACGTAGCGCGCATGTGCCGAACGACCCGATGTGCCATGGTCTCCAGCTCGGCAACGCGTTCTCGCTGTTCTTGAGTCAGAGCAGTGACGTGATCACACAGACTCATGAGATATCGAGAGAACTTTTTTTTGGTGTCGTACGGTATGAATGAATCGACACGTGAGAAGAGGCATTTTATCCAATCTGATGCAGGGATGTACGCGAGCGATAACCGTATCAAGAGCGAAGTCCATTATGTCGCTCCTCCATGCGACATGAGAGAACCTTCGGTCGTTTTCGGAGCGTCTTCGAGACTCCAAGGACGGTCTCCGATGCTCCGAAAAAAATAATCTACGCGCATTGTAATGAACTCCAATCAAGTTTTGAAAACACACGCACAACAAGCCGAGTATCAATTCAAGTACAGGACCGATATCGTCCCCGATACATTAGGGAAAACGTTCGGATCACAATGCGCTCCGTATTTGGGCGGATGCAAACAATTACATGTCAATTCCAAGGTCGTCGATGATTACGATCGTGTCATCGCAGGACCTGCAGGATGGGGTCGAACCGGGGAACGAATTCAGACTCAGCTCATGGGCGGGGCATTCAAAGCTCGAGGAGATGGTGCGCTCATGAACCCCGACGCGCTTTCCGAGGCATGGACTCCAAGCGGTGGATACAAACAACACTGTGCCAAGACCTTGTCCGAAACCACATTCGATACTTGGCAATGCATGGGTGCTCCTCTCGCCTACGAAACCAAAGACCAAATTCCCCAGGATACTCGCCAGGGGATGCAGTATATCACAAAATGTTAAAAACGTGCATGACAACTCTCTTTATTTTGACTCGTTTCGAAAGTCAAAATAAATAGGTTCATGGAATGGAGATGGCATTTACTCGAGGAGTTCGGAACGGAATTCGACGGGACTCATTTCTTCGTAATCTTCTTGAGTATCATCTTCTTCCCAAGTGGCGAATCCTTCTTCCTGGGTTGCATCGTCGTCATCGGCATCTTCGTACTTTTCGACGATGGGCATGGGTGTGACAATCACCTTGCGGTTCTTCCTTTTTCCATGCTTCTTGCGGGCCTTGAGGATAAACCATACGATAGCAATCACGAGCAAGGCAATGGCGATCTTGACCAAGGTTTCTTTATTGAGCATCTAATGATAACGTAGCAAAAGATTTTATTTTTCTTCAAGATTCGATATATTCGGTATCTTCGTATTCGGGGAGTCCATCACCTTCGAATCCTTCGCTGGCGGGGATGAGGGATGATTTTGGTTTCTTGTTGTTGTTCTTGATGATGAACAGGATCGCAGCGACGATAGACACGGCAATGGCGATCTTGATGAGGAGAGATTTATTGAGAGTCATGAAATACGCAGAGATTATTTTTTATCCGCTTCGATGACGTGATGCTTGATGCCAGTGGTTTTGCGATGCGCTCTGAACTGTTCGACGATATATACGGCAAGAGCGATCTTGATGAGGAGAGATTTATTGAGAGTCATGAAATGCACAGAGGTTATTTTTTATCCGCTTTGATGACGTGATGCTTGATGCCAGTGGTTTTACAATACGCTTTGAACTGTTCTTCGGTGAGTGCAGGGCCAAACTCGACTCCGAGCTTTGATGGATCCACCTTGACTTTACTCCAATCGGTCGTTTGAGCTTGCTTGGCACGTTCGGCTTGTTTGGCTTGCCACGCGGCGAATGCTTTTTGGTTCTCCATATACCATGTACCGAGGAAATAAGACGGCGTGTTTGAACGCTATGAATTAATACGGATGTGGAGATCGTTGCCATTGACGCTATCTCTGGCGATGGTGAAATCTTGGAACCGATTTTCTTCGGGTAAACGTTGTTTGTTGGCGATCGATGATGCTCCTGGTCCGGCTTGGTTCATGTACATGACACTCGACTGGGCGTGAGACATCTGACGATGCACATGACCATCTGCTTTGACTGCCATGGGGACGCAACGATTTTGAGCGAGAAGATCGTCACCTAATCGTGCCTTGCGATATTCTCCCGTGCGCTGCGGGGCTGCGACGTATGTATTCACCACTTGGGCACCACGCTTGGATTCCTTGAGGAGTTGTTTGTTCGTGCATTGAACACGGGCCCCATGAATGACGGGTGCGACCGCGGCGAATCCGTTGGATTGGTCGTGAAGTTGTTCCCGGAGTGTCGGTTGGGGAACGTCGCTCGGTTGCACCGCCCCCGACGGAACGATATGCTTGGCGATCCCAGACGATGATTTTTGTTCGCGTTGTTGAGACACCATCTTGGCATTGTCGAATTCGGTGACGGTATATCCACCCATACCGTGGCGTTCTCCGGTGACGTTGGTGAGTGGAAGACCAGGGCGATTATCGTTCCTGTTTCGCGATTGGTTGGACACGTTGAGATGATGCCCAGAAGCTCCTGCGATACCGAAATATTCTTCTGTATCGACGTGACATCCAGGGGTTTGGACGAGAGGTCGTTGTGTCTGTGCCGTCATCACCGCGCGACCTTTTTCCATCGGGCGACGGTCCATGGTGTAAAAGCGAGGGACGGATTTCGAATGGAATTTAGGATCGATTTGGCGTGCGCTATTCACGGCACCTCCATGATTCGGTCGAGATTCCAATGAATTCTTCTTGTATGACGAGTGATCGATGGGCATGACGCGATATGTCGAATGGAATCCGTCTCCAGCAGGGGTTTTGGGATCTAATCCGACGCCGCGACCTACCTGGACCTGTTCAAAGGGGAGCACGTTGTTCTGCACTCCCGAAACGGCAGATACCTTTCGCATGGTCTCGTAGGTGGGTCCGTTTCCTGAAGATCCACTGGACAAGACGTTTTGCGAAGTCGGTTTGAAAAAAGCAGGAGATTCCTTTTTGTGTTGCCACGATGGAGCAGAACCCGTGTGTCCCTCCATACGGCGTTGCTTCAGATCGTCGTTTGTGTTTTGAGTACGAGCGCTCTTGAAATACGGAAGGGTCTGTGGATTGACGATGCCGCTGCGTGTGTCTTGAGACGCGAGCCATCGTTGTTCAGATGCCTTTTCCTGTTCCTTGGTCAATTCTGTCGATGTGGTCGCGCTTGCAAATGGATATGATTCTGGTCGATTCACGGAAACTCCGTCGGATTTTCTTCTTGGCTCGATCCCTTGTCTGGACACCGCATACCCGAGCCCTGCGATGAGACCGATGATGAGTGCTTCCATTGGTTATCGTACACCTACATTTTTTTATCGGCTCATCATCGTCCATGGCGCGCGGAAAAGTTGTGCCGTTCGTTTCGTTATGACAGACCGGATCGTGTTGGCATTGACTCCGTTTTTCCATGCGACACTCTCCAATCGTTTCAAGGCGTTGACGGTCTTTGCGGAATTCACAGATCGTTTAAAGTTTTGTGTGGTATTCATTCGGAGCTCGGTCTTCATGATTCCAAACCTCTGCCCGATCGTGTCCATTATCACGCGAACTTTGGGAGATAACACGAGCATGGTCTTGTTCTTTTGGTATCGCAATGTATTGGATTTCGCATAGCCCATAGTCGGTGTCACGGGGTAATTGGGAAGACGAATGGTACGTGGCTGCTTTGATTTGAGTGCCGCATTCCATATGTTGCGCTGATCATCGACATCCCGACTGACCTTGGCGACCGTATCGATGAATCGTTTCAGGGTCGCCTCGTGTTTGATTTGACGAGTTTGCCTGGCGAGGTTCCGTGTTTCCATGAGGTTCGATAATGCCGTGGCCATTTGGTTCGAAGCAAACATAAACGTCTTCCTGATGGCCTCTTCTTCGACTCGTGGGAGTGGGAACGTGACCATGACGGAATCGGTGGGTGCGACGGTACGGACGAGGTTTCGCTTCGATCGCATCCATGCACCCATCGCAGACGTGGCCCTACCGACCCTCTGTGACATGGCACTCTTGAATGAGGTGCTCTTGGATAACGCGGTCTTAAATGATGATTCACTCATCGATATTCTTCCACGGTATTTTTTTTTCAGACGTGCATGTTTTGTTTTTAACGCACGATAATGGATTCGTACCCAAGACACGTCCACACAAGGTTTCGGTCGATGCATCGTGATCGACGTACGTGTACACCCCGATTTCGTCGGCGACTTCCAACAGATACTTCATGTTTCTCCAAAACTCTTTTGTGTGTCCGTACGAATCCGTCGATACATGGGCTAATTCATGGAGAAGAACAAACATGCTGGTATTGATATCTGCCAATGACCCGTTCTTTTCCCTGACGCACATGAAAATCGAATTTTTTCCGAGACTGTATGCCACGTTATCCGCGGTATCTGGCGTCTCTGACAACGTCCCAGACCATCGAGAACGTATGTTTCGAATGCGTGGATCCGTGTGATCTGCTTCACGTAAGAATCGTCTGACCTTCACATCTAATTGGGCCAGGTGATCGGCGGCTCGCTCGGCATCGGGTACATTTTTAACGTAATATGCCGAGCCGGTGATGCGTGATGTGTGCCACACCGACGTCTGCCTTTGCACCAACATGACGATACACACGACGCACACGATGCCTAAAAAAACGAGGCGGTCACTGTGCATTGGTATTCGCGAAGAAAAAAAGTGAATGTACGATACGATGCGTGTCCTGAGTATCGATCCAGGGACGAAGAACTTGGCCTTGTGTGTTCTCGATACAGATGTCATCACGTTTTGGAAGGTGTGTGCGATACCTAGCGACGTATACGGAGTCATCCACGTCCTCGATACGGTGTTGCATGATATCGAGTATGACGAGACGGTGATCGAACGTCAACCACCGAAGAATCGTGCGATGAAACGATTCGAACATCTCTTTGAAATGTACTTTGCGATGCGACGAAAACCCGTACACGTTATCGATTCCAGACAAAAATTAGCGTGCGCGTCGAAAACCCCTTTTTGGACCGGCGACAAGGGTACGTTATCGTATTACATGCGCAAAAAAGTATCGGTGAGCACCGTCGCGCGATTCTTAGATGCGACGCGTGAACGGCACCCGATGTACCACGATTTCTTCATGGCATCTAAGAAAAAGGATGATCTCGCGGATGCATTATTACAAGCTCAAGCATTCTGCGTCAAAACAAACGTAAAAAAATGTACAGGTACGTCACACGATGCCGATTTCAAAAACGACAATCGACAGGATACACAAGATTATCACGCCACAATACGAGAGAGATGTCAAGGAATTGATGTCGGGGAGACATGCGTGGAAACGGACTCGTGATACGATCGAAGTAATATCCAAAATTTTGGGTGGGTTGGCATCCGTCGTCGCGTTCGGTGCAAGCGCGATAAAGGACCCCAACGCATCAGATTGGATGGCGTTTGGTTCTGGATGTATCGGGACGATGTCTCTCACGTTGATGCTTTTCTCGAATTACAGCGGAGGCGTCTCGAGATTACGAACGAAAGAACTCAACAACATACTCAGATATATCGGGGTCACACCAGTCGCACAAATCGCATCGAATCCAGATGTCGAAGAAATCCAAGAAGATATAGAAGCCGTACGGTCGAGTCGAAGTTCGTTCGATGCATCTCTTCTCAACACGATCAAACCATCTGCATCCGCGTCATGAATTCATCGTTTCGTATAAATCACGTGCGGTCTGAACGATCTCATCGATTTCTTTTCTATACACGTACTCGAAATCGGATCTGTCGCGGCGAAACGTATGAAATGCCGCGGGTGGATGTCGCAATTCGAGTTTACACCACGAAGCTCCACGAACGCTTTCGTACCCAAACATCGTCATGTATTCCAATGTCTTGTACGTTTCATCTTCGATCGTCGAGTTCCTGATGATCTCGAGAACGCGTATCACGGGACCATGTTCACGTACCCAATTCGATGTCATTGTCGTTTCGTGAAGATGATCCATCAATCGTATAAAAATGTTCGTCGTCGTTCCTATGTACACACACTCGTCTTGTAACAACAACACATACGTATACCGCGGATTCTCAGACGTCCCATCATCGCGTTGTGCTCTGAACCGTTTCCGAAGTTGTACGGTCAATCTGGCACTCTCTAATATGAGTTCGTCTAATGTTTTCTCAGGCATGCTTTTACGAACGATTCAACCGCGCTTAAGCTGACCTCGACACGCTGCGTAAAAGTATGTGCCCAGATCATGGATGTCGTCCAATTATCGTCGAAAAAACAGATGCTTCCGGTACTTTCGTACGAGTGGAACCGAAATGCTCGTTACCGCACTGGGAACGCTGGCCAGTCTCGACAAACGTCTTGTGTTGGAACTGTTGCCACGGATTTTCAACGAGACCCTTGCCCTTGCCGATTTCTTATGACGAGAGAACAGATGTCTTTCGCGTCATGGGAAACTTTTGCAGCTGGGCCTGTTTGAAAGCATACGTTCGAGATGCCGGTCGACTCGTGTCCGCGCGGGGAAGTCAGGCCATGGCGATTTCGTTGTTGAGGAAAAAACTGACGGGAAAGACACACGTCGTCACTGCCGCACCACCACGAGCTTTGTTGAAAGCGTTTGGAGGATACATGACGATAGAAGAGTATCGAGGAGCATCTACGGAATCCGAATGGGTCGTTCCACCACCTCGTCTGATCACGCATGCGCAAGTGGTTCATGACAGAAAAGTCGGGGAACATAATCGGCGATTACTCGCGAAAACCGTCGACTTGTCAACGCAAATCGATCTCGGGTCGAGAAGTTCCGTGCCGATCGTGGAATCTCTCAAACTCAAACGACCAAAACCGGTTAAGAAATCGTCGAATATGCTAGAGATTGCTCTTGGTCTCGTTTCAAAAGAATAGGTTCGAGATGCATGAAATACGTTCCGAGTGCGTATGGGAATTCCAACGTCTTGTCCTGTTCTTTCCGAATGCGATGAATGTCGTCGTCCATATCCCGTTCTTTCGTCTCGATGATGCGTGTGAGCGTGTCGATCGCATGTGTATCGTTCGGGAGACGGAACTTCAATTCGTGCATATGTTTTGAAACCGCGGCGCGATGTGCAGATAACGCACGAATATCTCGTCGACCCGTATGTTCTTTCTCGAATCTGGAGAGCGCGTCCATGATACGATCGTAATGTTCGGGAGATACCGTGCGGAAATCGTACAGCTCTCTGACGTGATGTCGTGCGATGACGAGATAATAATAGAGACCTGCGAGCACACAGAGTATAACTAGAGCCCCCATGGACATCATCCTACCATTTCAATGGATAATAATTTCCAAAAACGAATCATCGCCGAATTGTTGAGTCCATACCCCTATAAATGTACACTTAAGCAAATAGAATTGGTTGATAAAAGCAAGTATTGTCATGGCAACCGAAACCACCAAACGAGTTGATCATCTCGACGAAGATATCGTACATTGCGGAGATCTTCGATACGCACTTATTTCCTTCGTCACGAAAGATGGAAAGCAACGATTGGATGCCGGTGATAAGTTGGGACTCAAGATTCGCGGCGCATTCGCTACCAAACCGGAAGCCGACGCGTACATAAAAAAACTCATGAAGTCTGATAATTTGTTCGATGTGTATTTGGTCGACATGTACAAATGGTTGTTGTTGCCCGCTCCGGAAAATATCGATGACGTGCAATATCAGGAGACGTATTTGAACACGATGATCAGCGAATACAAGGAATCTCAAGCGTTGGCGAAACAACATTTCAACGAACGGAAGCAACGAATCATGGAAGAAGGTCTCGATAAACATTTGAATGATGATGAAAAATTACCTCCTTTGGAAGAACTCGAAAAAGATGTTCATGCGTCTTCTTCTTCGTCTGCTGTTTGAATTTTTTCGTGTAAAAAAAAATCACAATAAAAGACCGGTTTGAGGTGGTGCGGTGCTTTTTCCGAGAACGCCATCGAGAGGATTCCATGACCCGGACATGGCAGATAACACGCCACAGAACAAAAACATGAAGGCGAGAGCGATGACGACGAGGGACGTGTTTCTATCAGCATCACGTTTCTCTGCATCTGGGTTACATTGAGAAGATCCTATTCTATACGATGCGAATCCGATGGCGAGTGCGGCGATCAATGTTAATACGAGACCGAACATCTACAGTACTCTTGGATAAGAAAAAAATACCGATGGTTCTCTGCAAATCGGACAGCGCGGATTTTTAGATGCTGACGAATTGTACCATGTCTCGATGCATCTCGTGTGCATGTATTGTTTGCAACATGGCTGCGGTTTCATGCCGATTCTCGGTGTTTCTTCGTGACAAATCGTGCACGTTTCGATCTTCATATCGGCCTCTGTCGCGGTCATGTGACAATGAAAACACATCGGATGGTCGTCTCTAATCATATATTTATTACATGGACAGAGACGGTACGAATGACATTCGTTGACGAGCTTGATCGCGCGCGTCACGTCCTCGGATGTCGGCTCGGCGTCTTTGCAAATATCGAAACTGACCACGTTGAATACGTCTTCCTCGGTTTCCATGCATTCGTTGACCAGTAATTGATGATATGCACCCGTCGGATCCGTATCTTCATCATACACGATATCGATGTCGAATGCCATCCTGTACGTGATGTCCGAATCGCATCGGAGAACCATCGCAAACGTGCCATCTTCGTTGCGAAACATTACACCGCTTCGCGACGCATACATACGTTTCATCGTTTCAAGAAAGTACGTTGGATTCGTGATCATTTAAAAAAATACAAATGACAGGAGTCGGTGATCACGACACGCATTATGAAATCGTTCAAAGACGAAGTGAAAACGCGGGGGTGGTGGATGAAACATGGATCGCAAACGCCCGCGACGCATTTGTTATTAGACGGCGGCCGATTATGCGTTCCGGACGAACATGCCGGGACTTTTCTCAACGTCTATGTCAATGCAATTCTTCGACGAGAATCCGTATCTGTCGTCGAATTGAAAACCCCGATTTTCAAATTGTTTTTCGATATCGATGCGAAAACGGCCACGCACGACGATTTCCATGGCGTCTTTCGATGCATATACGAAACCGTACATGAATTCTGGGTCTTGGAACGAGCGACAAAAATGATCGTCTGTTCGGCACCACAAAAGGAAGATAAACATGGATTTCACGTCATCTTTCCTAAAATTTTCGTGAATGCACCGATAGCTCTTGCGTTTCGAGATGTCATGGTCCAGAAATTACAAGACGAGTATCCCGTCGCGTGCAGTAATCCGTGGACAGACGTCATCGATCCGTGTGTTTTCAAAGCAAACGGATTACGGGCGATATACAGTCACAAAGGACCGAACGAAGAACGAGCCTATACACCGACGCACGTGATAGAAAGCGACGATGCGATTGTCGAGACCATACACACGGTATCATCTCAAGATATGCGAGAATTCGTGCACACGTGTTCGCTTCGTGCATTCGATACGACGTTGACTCCGTGTGCAGGTGGACAAGATACGATTGCCGATCAACCACATTTTCACAAAGCCGGGGGTGTGGTCATCGGACGATCTGTGGCGCTCGATGTCTATGCAGATACGCTCCCTGCAATACAGGCCGCTTTGCCCCCTGAATACGCACAACAACGATTCCTAGGGATATTCAAAACCGAGCACGCTGTCATGCTCCGGTCGTCGTCGAGATATTGTCAAAACGTCAAGAGAGAACATAGGACGTCGACGGTCTATTTTTGCGTGACGAGGCGCGGTGTCTGCCAAAAATGTTATTGTCGAAAAGATGATCATGGATGCGCGGAATATTCGAGTCCATATTACGCGGTCGATCCCGTCGTTCTCAATGCGTTCGTACCGTCGCATTGCAAAATCATCCCGGAAACGTTGCTCCAAATGCCATCGAAGAAAAAATCAAGTTCGAGTACGTTGGAAGGATTGCTCAAACGGAGTCGATTCACGCAAAAGAAACGAAAATGATTGTTCTCGTGATTCCGTTGCTGATTTATCTGTTTGGAATGCTCTGCGGCGTATTTTCCTGGATCTTCGTGTCGCAAACGATTTCCATCGGAATATTAGCTCGTAATACGATCGCTGGTTTGGCCGGGATGTCGTTGCCACTCGCGATGTTGATATGGCCGGTGTGTCATCACGTGATCGATCCGGCGCACGGTGCAGAAAGTTTGACCGTGTCGCTCGTCATCACATCAGTGGCATCTCATGGGTTTGGCGCGATGTTTTTCGAGATTCCACATGCCGGGTCGATTATCGTTTCGTGTGTTGCAGGCGGACTTGTATACTTTTTTTTCGGGTTTATTTTCGTATCGGTGTATCTCGAATGTCATGAATCGGAAGAAACTGATGAAGTCGAACTCCCACAAACTCCAACGTATCGTATCGTCGAACATCCGTGTGGTCAACAAATTCAAATCGCACAATCCGTGTAAAATTTTTTACATCACGAACAACATACGTAAAGAGTCGAGCGTCCAGTGATCTCGACGAAGTAACAATTTCTCTTCGATCGTTCCTTTCATGTATAATCTGTACACTTTGACGTCCCGCGTTTGACCCGTTCGATGCGCACGTCCTATTGCTTGTACGTAATTCGCATCGTTCATCACCGGACCGAGGAAAAAAATCGTATTCGCCGCGGTCAAATTAATCCCAGCCGCCGCGCTCCGTAAACTCGAGACGAACACGGTCGTCTTTGTATCTTCTTGAAATGCTTTGATGGCGTTTCCACGTTGTATCGCCGGCATCGAACCGTGAATGCACCGCGATACGATCCCGCGCTCTCTCAATAATCCCATGATATAAGGAATCATCGTGCTCGATTCGCAAAAGACGATGGCTTTTGATGTCGGGTCCATGGAAACGATCATCGCGAGCATTTTATTGATTTTCGAATCGCATGAAATCGGATCGTCCATCGGCGTATCTTGGTGTGTCTCTGGAACGTAATCATGTAATACACCATACCGGATATCATGGATGCGTTGTGTGGCACGGCACATGGGACATTTACCTGGAGGGATGGCGAGTGCGGTTCCTATGCAATCGGCGCAAAACCAGTGATTGCACGTCGTCACCGCAGGTTGTTCGTATATGTTCATGCAAATCGGGCACATATCATCGTCATCATGTGGTGCGATCAACGTGGGATCAGGGACGATCGCGATGGGGGGTGTAGGGAGCGTCGTGAGAGAATCTGGATCCCATGCACCACACGTACACAATCGTCGTAACGTGGTGATGTTGGCATGCAATTGAAAAGCGTCCATCGTATCGATCGATGCGGCAATGTGGGTATGGGTTTGCGTATACAACGTTTCCTCGTACTTTGTTTCAAACTCGACGGCCACGTCTTCGATCGTACATTCTGGCAATTGACTGGATTGGCGTTGCGTATGTCGACTCATCAGAGGTTCCAAAATGTAATACAACGCGGGAAATCCTTCGGAATATCTCGGGATGCTTAATACTCTGAATTGTCGTTCGATGTTGTGAAATGGTGTCGCCGTCACGCACCATACATTGTTCCCGACCGGATGGTGTCGACTAATACGCTCCCCCATCGTATGCGATTCGTCATAGACCACTCGATGCCATCGAAGTGGTGTGAACACGTCACTCATCATGTACGTCGTATATGTCGTCAAGATGACGTCGTACCCGGTCATCATATCACCATCGACTCCTTGTTTTTTCTTCCCGTGATATTCCAATACACGGAGAGAAGAATGTTTTTCGATTTCTCGTCGCCACTGAACGAGAATCGACGGTGGACATATGATGAGTGTGTTGTGCGTCCCGGCACGTGGTGGAGGTCGGGTGGTACACAAAGCAATCACGCTCAATGTCTTGCCGAGTCCGACGGTATCGCATAAAAATCCTCCGGATACCGGACGAGTCGTCGAATGCGGATACAATAAATCGAGTCTCGGATCGAGCCATACATCATCGGAACACCGCGTCATGATGGTCGAAGAAACCGTCGTACGTTCTTCGAGATGACTCATTTTATAGAGGTTTTGTAATTGGTGTCGATACAATGGGATTCTGAGCGCAGGAGGTTGCGTGGCACATGGCGCATCATCGCTCGTTTCCAACAGAGATAATAACGTATCGTACGACCATGGAATTTGACGATTGATGTGAATCGCGGTGCACCATCGTTCTCTGTTTGAATCGTCGGAAACGTAGGGCAAGATCGGCGAGTATCGTGCTGCCGATGTGACTTCGAGACGGAGCGTCGTATGATCGAGAACTCGGAGTTTGAACACGCACGACGTATGTTCTCTACGGAGCGTATCGCGGATTCTCGATGCAGACGATTCTTCGATAATTTTTTGGTGTGCCGCTCGACGTCCTTCTCGTTTCCATTCATCATGCAGCGCCATGTACGATGCAGACTCGTGTATTTTATACAACGCTCCGTCTCTGTATACGGGAACGCCATTCTCACGTATGTGATCGTCTAATACCACGGTCACTCGTTTGTATGATGTGCCACGAAGAGGTTGTTGACTGACGAGCGTAAACACATCCACCATGAGCGTTTCGTATAATATGGGATTGACGTCGAGAAACGGGCGCAATGCACATGCGACTTTTTGTAAATCAAACGAATCGAGGAAAATCGGTGGTGCCATGGATTGGCCTTCGTCGCTCAATAAGCAGCTGTAGACGTAATATGTCTCGGAAATGGGGACGCGCCATGCCGTTAATACGAAATGAACGCTATCGTCTCTCGGTACCATAACGTCGTCATCGTCGATGATCGTACCACACACCGTGCGATCCGTTTGTAACGATGCCCATCCGAGTATGAGACGTTCGTTGTCTTCGAGTCCGACGACATCGCCGAGATTCTTCGAGAATTCTGATATTTTCGTCATGTACGGTATGTATTTGATTCCGTATAACACCGGTCTTTCGCGGCCATCGTAATGAATCACGACCACACGACGTGTCCTTTCCAAATACGATAATGGATCGCGAGAATGGTGCGTTTTTTTTCCACGTAATGTCGCGAACGTATCGATACGAGTTAAAATTTCCAGTGATGTCGACGGCACCGATGAATATTCGGTTATTTTTTCGATTGATTCCGTCGTTAATGGATCTACGTCGAGATCAACGTCGACAATCATTTGAAAATGCACGGTGTCACGTCGTTGGTCACATTTTTAAAACATCATGAAAATCGTGGCGTTTCTCGGACGTGCACGAGTCGGAAAGGATACGGCATCGACCATTTTTTCGAAAACGCTCGGCTACCCGATACTGCGATTATCGACGCCGATTAAAAACGCATGTCACGAACTCTTCGGTATTCCACGCGAGCATTTCGAATCCGATGAAAAAGAACGTCTCGTTCCTCGGTACGGAAAGACTCCACGTGATCTCATGGTATGTCTGACGCACGCGATAAAGCAAAATTTCGAAGCGGATTTTTTTGTCAATCACCTGGTCTCGCGAATTCCGGGCGGATGCGATGGCGTGATCATTCCCGACGTGCGTTACGAAGAAGATATCCGACTCTTGAGAAAAAAATACGGTGCCGTCGTGATCAAAATCACAAAGAAACACTCGACGGTACTTCATGATCACGAAAATCATATCGATCGTTTACGTGCCGATGTGATCTTGACGAACAATGGAGATCTCTGTAGTTTCGAGAATCGCGTGTCGGAGTTGGCTAAAGCGTCGGTCGATTCGTGACGGTGATTTCCGGGGGAATCGATAACACGCCGAGTGTCGGGACGGGTGTGGGAATTGCTGTCGGTGATGTGTATGGTACCGCGGTAGATGGTGGTATCGAGGGGAATGGGGCCGCTGTCGTCGGTATCGGTGTCGCGGATAGTGTCGATGGTGGTGATGGAGTCGGAGTCAGTGTCGGTATTGCGTGACGACGGTTTTTTACATGACGAGATTTTTTGATTCTCGATGTCCTCGGACCACCACGACCGTATGGTATACCCATTGGATCGCGGGAAATCGGGACGGCTAATGGAGGCGATGGACTTGCCCAATAACAAACTAATGCAGGATCTTGAGTAAAGTGTTCTTGTTCGCGCACGAGTAAGACGAGCACGAGTACCGTAATGAGAGCCAATACGATCATCATGTACTGTTCACGAAGAATTTAAATTTTCGTTCATCTCGTATGAAAACGTCTTTATATGTAATCCAGAACGTCCGATATCGATGATACGTAATCCCTTGTATCGCTTGGAATTTTCCTCGTGATCATCAAACGGAAACATATCTTGGACTTTCACCGTGGTACCGTGATACTTGTTTTTCAATCCGGCATATTTCTGTACTCGAGCGGTCACGTCGACGTCTTTGGAACCGGGGTTTGCAAGGAGCGTCGCAGATAACAATCCACATGGCGCTCGTACCATGTGAACATGCGATTCCGGTTCGGGTGGAGGCCATTCGAGCGTATCGCCGTGACGTAATACGATTCTGTACTTGTGCTCGCCATATCTGCATCGAAGCTCGACTTTCCAGTCATCCCAATCATCCGGAACCATATCGCATACGTCTTGGTCCCATCGCGTATCGGGGACGAACCACGAACGAGCGTCCATGAAATCGTCATGATGTTCTCGTGTCACAAAGGCATCGGTGATTTTCCACGTCGGTGGGGATGGATCTTTCGTCATGTATCGCACGAATCGGTGAGCTTGAAAACGAAGATATGCCGTGACGATGATGTACCATAATTTCGCGAGATTGAATTGTTCTTCAAACATACCTGAAAATGAATGTTTTTGTCGGCTTAAGTTGATCTTGTGTGACCATGAAGGACAACGAGCATGACGACATTGCGTGGAATCATCCAACAACGTATCGATGAATTCGATGCACGAGGAGCCGAAGAAGAAAAAATCACATATTTGTTACGTGCAGCTCCGTATTTACAGGAATACGATGAGATCGATGAAAACACGACAGATGTCACTGAAGCGAGTCAACCATCGTGCATGCTCGAAAACTTTATCACGGTGACGGACGGAACGCATTCGAAACGAAGAGAAATTCTCGTGAGGTATTTGGAAGAAGTCGAGCACATTCCGGTCGATGTCGGGAAAGTCGGAGGTCAATTAGAATCTTCGTGTGCGGAATGCGGTGGAGATCTCGTACAAATTCAGGATATTTCGGCGCTCGTGTGCAAACAGTGTGGTTTGTCGAAACAATATTTGGAGTTGGGGATGCGGAGTATTTCGTATGATGAAGAAATATCGAGGGATACGAAGAGTCAATTTTCCTATAAACGTCTCACGCATCTCACGCAATGGATCGATTCGTTACAAGCCAAGGAAAACACCACGATTCCCGATGAACTCATCGATGCGGTTCGAAACGAATTCAGAAAACATCGGTTGCTCTCGAAAAGCGACATCACTTCGCAACGCGTCAAAATGTTTCTGAAAAAACTCAATTTATCCAGATGGTACGAACACACAAACCATATCGTCAATCTGATCAATGGAGCACCCGCATTACGTCTTCCTCAAGATTTAGAAGAACGATTGAAAACTATGTTTTTACAAATTCAACATCCATTTGAAAAACACAGACCGAAAAATCGCAAGAACTTTTTTTCGTATGCCTATGTGTTGTATAAATTGTGTCAATTACTCGGGGAAGATCAATATTTGCCGTTGTTTCCTCTTTTAAAAAGCACGGAAAAATTACGGGTCCAAGATGATATTTGGAGAAACATATGCAACGAATTACGATGGGAATTCATCCCGACAGTGTAACACGGCTCGTGCAATCGTTTCTCGACCTCGTTTTTGTAAATACTCTTGACGTACGGAAGAGACGGCGAGTTTCATTCGGGTGATGTCGTCGTCGGTGAGAGATTCGAGATGATTTTGGAGTTCATGTCCGTTTGTGAACTTTCGAATATCAATGTAGGCTCCATCGGGTAAAGGAACGAGATCCGAAGGGTTTCCGTAATACAGGGGAATAGCTCCTGCCAATAAAGCATCCCCGAATTTCTCAGAAACGTATCCCTCGGCATCGCAATTTTCCACGATCAGAGCGAAATCATGATGTTGGTAATGATCGATCGGCGTGTTCGTATCCATGTGACGAGGCATCGAATATCCCAACGTGACGTGTGGATGCGTTTCGCAATATGATGTCCATCCGTCGCCATACACGGTGATATCAGATAATCCAGTCACATACTGTTCGCGAAGACAATCCAGGCATTTCAACGTGACGCCATTGATATCGTACGTCCCGAGAAGATCTCTGCGTTCCAAAACCATGACCACGCTTTTTTTGTTCGAACCCGTGTTTGTTCGACACAACGACGAGTGACGTGGAAATTCGAGAAATCGTGCGTTGTGTGGACAAAATACGGTCTTGATTTCCAGGGAATCCAGTAATGGTTGCCAATGCGTCAATACGATGTCGAAATGCTTTTTCAAAAACGAGATATCCCATTGTGCGGCATGACGAATGTTGGGTCCTTCCGCGGTGTATAAAATTTTCGTCAAGTCTGGGCGTGATGCAAAGACGTCCAGAGGTAACGTATCTGGACTGCACATCGCGACGAGACACCATGCGTTTCGAGGAAGGTATTCGAGACATGCAAACCCATCCACGATGTTGTATTTCGAACATAATCCGTGCCACATACCAGGACACCATTCGCTCAACGGATCTTTCTCGAATTCCCCGTGACAATACTCGGCGGTGCGATGACGATCGAAATGGAAGAGGTACATGGTCGGTTTGGTCGCGTCGTACCCACCCACACCACGACCGAGGAACGCGTTCCCTTGTTTGAAAAACTCGGCGTTCACGCTGTCTGATCGACCTGATACGCGGTATAATACGGAATACGCATGTGATACACCGTATATGGGTTCTTGACGTAATAAAATTTGACAGACGTGTCGATCTGCTTCGAGGCGCCCTTGTTGACGAGCTTTGACGTTCCATAAAGGAGATATCTGGACCGCGAGTTCACGTTCGAGAACGTAACAATTCGTATCGATCAAACGGTCGTTTCTGTCGAGGACCGTGTGACTCAATCCACCGAGAGATTCACACGAATCCGGGCATACTATCGTGTCGTCGTCGTCGATGATGTTGCGGAATGCGTGGGCCCATCGTGCTCCGGGGGCGTCTCGTAATGCGCGCATCATATGTTCGATATGTGTCGGCATAAACATGTTGTCTTCGTCTAAAAAACATACATAGTCGGTGTTGACCAGCCATGGGAGAGCGCCGTTGATGCGATGACACAAATAACCCGAGCCGCCAGTATTTTCCGGAAGAACGAGAACGTGTCGGTTGTCGTTTTTCGGGAGTTTCTCGAGAGTTTTTCTCACGCTCGATTCGTATTGAATTCCATCGACGATGATCCAATGATGGACGGGAACGGTTTGATTATGCACCGAGAGAATCGTGTCGCGAAGCGTTCGTGCCCCGGTCGTTCCTGTGATCACGGCGATACTCATTTTCAAATGAATCCAGCTGCTCTTCGTCCCACGCTTTGACCTACTCCTTGAGCGAATCCGTGCAACACACCACTCGAAGGACGTTTCGGAGTACGGGGTCGATTGTTGTTTTGTGATATCCATGACACGGGGGCGTTTCGCATCGCTCGTTGTTTGAGGTATCGCTTGATATCGTCGGCGTCTTTAGATTCCATGATCATCTTGCCGTCTTTGTACAGACGAAACCATGGATATTTCGAGACGCGTGCGCCAGAAAACGGTTTCGTAAAGAACCAACGATAACTCAAATTCCCAGGAACGATGGCCGCGTCGATCCCAAATCTGGCTTTGATTTGGACGGCGTCCGTGGCACCCTGGACATCACCTCTGGGGAATAAAAGGAGGAAATGGATCTTGTCAAACATGACGAGCGTGAGTTTGCCGCTGTTGATGTGTTTATCGAAATGTGCGACCGACATGATCCTGGTCAGATTGAGGTTCTCATCGTTTCCGGCGTTGTCCAATGCGTTTCTCACACTGCGCGAATATTTCAACGTCTTCCAAATGGATGCGGCATCGTCGACGGTAGATTTTCCCAACGTGAGAAGGATTCCGTTGTGAATATCGATGACCCATTCCAACGTTTTTTCTGGTCCTCCGGAGAAAATAGATGATGTCAATTTGAAGGGACCTTCTTTCGTGAGTCTTTTGTACGTGAGTCGTTCGTCTCTATCGGGCAAGACGGTCGCGAGAGATTTGAAAAAATCGTAATAGGTTCGTACGGTTTTTTCACCTGGAGCTTGGGGAATATCCGCGGCGATCTTGTAAATGAAGTTCCAGTGACTCATTGTTGTGGTACATCAAGGAAAAAAGTAACGCCATGCCTCGACGTGCGTTTTGCCCACATGCTTGGCGACTTTTACGAGATATCGTAAAAATCCTGGCATTTTGATTGGTGATGCGGACGGTGGGGGGAGTTTTTCGGCAACACGTGTCGCTGATGGGTTGAGTTTCGATCCGAGCGCTTTGGTAAGGTCGATCATTTTTTTAGATAAATCGCTGCGTTTTGTGAATACGGCATATACCGCGGCGATACCTGCGGCCGTGCCGAAAAGAGCCGTGATGGTCTTTAACAGTTTCGTTTCCTTTTTGATCAAGAGTTCCCGGTCCTTTTCGGAAAACGTGAGACGATCCTTCCGTTTCTTTGCATCCAATCGTTCTCCGGTTTTCACGAGGTTTTCGACATCCCGTTCTAATTTTGCTATGTGAGACATATGTATACTATCGCTAGAGATTTTTTTTGTTGAAATTGGGGTACTCCATTCCGTGGATGTGAGCTTTCGCAAACGCTTTATCGAATTCGAGTTGTAATTCGTGTGTCAACGTGACGATGTCTTGGTCGAGAAGCACGTTTCGGTTTTTGGACGCACGTTCGCTTCGCATCGATTCGAGTCGATCGAGTTCTTTCTTGATGCGTGTGATTCGTGCTTTTTGTGCCGACGTGACATGTCTACGCCAAATGGTCCATATGGTGATGAGGGCGGCGTATACGGACGATCCAGAAACCAACATGATGTGCGTGAGTTGGGGATGAATCATGTTCAAATATGGTGTGAGTTCGGGGATCGCTGCGGTCGTTGCTGCCGTGATCGCTACTATGGTCCCTGCCTTTGAGAACACGGCGAGACCCGCTTTGCTCAGGTACTTGGCAGTGTGTGCGGGTATGTTGTACCATGCGGGTTTTCGTTTGTTCAATGACGCGGTGAGTCTTGGATCTAACCGGGCACTTGCGATGGCTTGTTTCATGATCGTCATGATTTTTTTAACGGATGCCTTGTGATTTATGAATACTGGGTCGGTCTTCAAAGTCCGCGTTTCCCTTTCGTACATCCTTTCGATTTTATCGAGCGTCATGCGACCGTTGAAATGACCAAACCATTGTTCCCATAACGGACGACCATCGATGTATTCTTGTCTCGGGTAAATGGACGAGAACAGCGGTCGTGTTTTGAGGACCCTTCTATGTGCATCGATCATATCGATTTGTTTCAGTAGAGATTTGATATATTCCGTTGGTGAGGTCATCGATACATATATGCAAGATTTAATTTTCGTTCGGGTTCGAAGTGGCCGCGGCATATGGTCCTTTTCTTACGGTCATGCCTCGCTTATCGATCCAGCGATATATCGTTTTCTCGCATTCGATATCAATCATGAATAATTTATGACGATATAATTCGTGATGAATTCGTTGGTTCTTGGCATTTCACCCGTGCCGAGTCGCGCACCAAGTCTTTCAGATAAAGAATTCAGCTTGGGTTTTTTGGACGATTTCTTTGCGTTGCACCCCGATTTGGATTCTGTTTGTAATGATATCGATTCTTTACCGAGGATTCCTGATTTATTCACGATCGATGTGCCTGAAAATATTCCGAATGGAACACCCAATGATGGTCGATTCGCGATCCATGTCTGCAAAAGCGCACTCGGTTCACCCCCAAAACTCGGTATTCATGCCGTGATATTACCTGGATGTATCGGGGATTGCGACGCGACCGCGCGAGAAACCCTGGATTTATCGAGAGATATCCGCGCCGCTGTCGTCGCCATTCACCGAAAAATCGAGCATGTTCCTGTGCCCACCAAAGAAGCGTCACCTTTTCTCGTCGGTGCCGTTCTTCTTGGAATTCGTGGTGTCACGTCGATGTACGTAGACGTCTCGCCACATCCCGGAGGCAAAACGTATTTCGGAACGAAGGCACAACGTCATGCGATTTTTGAAGCGATGGGATCGACCACATGGTATATCGCGACGTTTGAATCGTATGATGTCGTGTTCATCGTTCCTGATACCTACCTGAAACCCACATTGATTCGCATGATCGGATTGAAATGTACAGATGATACCATCACGACCGCGGCTGTTTTTTTCGAGGTCGATTCTGGACGAAAACAAATTCCATTGGCCATGGGAAAATACGTTTTTTTATTTTACAAAATTTCTATATCTTAACAATAAAAGTACGCTTCTTCTTCTTCTTGTTCTTCAAATTCAACCCATTCGATGTTTTGTACGTGTGTAAAGAAATCATCAATCATGTGCATGCATTCCTTGACCACGATACCATGTTGTGTCTTGAACTGTTCATGAACGCCATGCTTGACCAATGTCATGACATCCGCATCGGATAAAAGGTATGCGCGAGCACCTTTCCAAGGTTCGATGCTGACGAATTCCTTGATTTGTTGGACGGTACACAATTTCAGTTCCAAACAATTGTATACCAAATCGATCAATGCGGTAGAAGGAGATGACATGTCAGGCACCACAGATTCCATAGAGGCAGAAAATTCGATACCGACGTATTTTCCAGTGACCATGTGCAACGATCCGTTCATCCATGATATGTTGGTCGCGTACTCCACATCCAATTCCTGGATCATGGCGGATTCGGAGATGGGGGCGCCAGTCATAGACCGTGCAGATCTATACAGTTCCAACACGGTCTGAGGAATTTGGGGAATTTCTTTGGATATTTTCGCGGATCCAGTGTACAGAGGAGTCTCGGGTATCGTGTTGTTGGCACACGCATCGGCAGTGAATATCACGAGGTTCGAAGATGTTTTGTCAGCGTCTTTTGATGCATTCCATTTTTCACAAATCGTGTCGAATATGGTCTTGGTTTTTTTTTTGGCGGCAGGTTTTTTCGTCGATTTATTGGGTTCGCGACGTTCAGGAGATGCATCAGGGACGGATCTATTTCTCAATTGACGAGAACTGGATGCTCGAGTCGACATTCTGGAGAAAAAAAAGCGAAAAATGGGCGTTATGACGTACATGAAAACCAGCGTTTCCGGGTCCGTTTTCGCGCGCACGTACCTTGGATAAATATATACGATTCGGGAAAAATACGCGGGCGATGTCTACGTTGACCGACGATGTGTTTTATGCGATGTTGTGTGATGCTGTGTGATGAAAGGCGATGACGATGTGTTCGTATGTGTTACACGTGCTCCACACAGTTTCTATACGATGTAAAAATATACTATGAATTAAGAATGCTTTAAAAACGTATTCCGTTGCGTTTTATGTGTTTTTTTAAGGGCGATAACAAAACTGTACATCATTCTGTACCGGCTGATGGGAACAGCGCGCGCATTGTTTTTTCGCATTCCTGGACGACCATCATCGAATCCGCAATGGCCTCGTCGTCGAATCGTTCATGAATTCCCTGTGCCACGAGCGTTCTGACATCGTCATCGGAAAGGAGGTAGGCTTTGGCACGGCGAAACACATCTTGGTTCACGAATTCCTGGATATCTTTTACTGTGCATAATTTCAGACGCAAGACATTGAACAGGAAATCGATCAACGCATCCGAAGGAGATGGCGCGTCGTCCATGATCGTTTCTGTTCCGGGTAACACTTCCATTCCGACGTATTTGGTGGTCACCAGATTGAGAGTGCCGTTCGACCAGGACATGTTCGTCGCATACTCTGGGAATAACGCACGGTCGATGACGTTGTCAGAAAGTGGGACTCCGGCTTTCGCACGCATCGCGCAATATATATCCAATGTAGATTTGGATATATGGTCTGGAATGGCAGATCCGGTGTATGTGGGATCGGACGTTGCTTTTTTGGCAGAGACGCATGCTTTTGCAGTCAAAAGTATCGCAGTCGCGGGTGTCTTATCTGGTGAGGCATTCCATTTCTTGAGAACCGTTGCGAGGATGGTCATCGTGTGAATAAATTTATCGTGGTTTTATGTGATTGCGCGGACGACAGATGCGTCGATGTGCTGGTTGTGATATCTGTATCGTTGTTGTAATGATGATGTTCGCGTGTTCGTATGTCTTTACACGTGTTCCGCGCAGTTTCTATACGTCGTAAAAAATATAAACGTAATTAAGAATGCTTTAAAAGTATATTTGATGGCGTTTTATGTGATTTTTTAAAGGGCGATAACGAAAATGTACCGCAGAATGTACCGCCTTCACTTCAATTTCGCGTACTAGGATCATCCTAGTAGGATGTATGGATCCAATACGTCCCATATCTTTCCATCGCGAGTTTCAAACCAAAAATGCACGCTTGGTAATCCCGTAAATGGACATGCTACGAAGTGAGATACCTTGGTGTGTGGTGTGTCGAACAAACCACCCCATTCATACCACGTCGGCGATGGGTTGCAGACTCCAAAACTGCCGGCGGTCAAAACGAGTTCGCATCCGGCGAGTGTTTGTAACGCATCCATATTTTTTATGCAATTACTGAAACAATTCCGTTCGATGTATTGCAAACACGTCACGGTCTCTTTCTTGGCCACATGTTCTTTTTGTAATGTGCGATCTCTGGAATACAACTTGATCGTCGTCGAATCCTCCATCGCTCGGCTCTTTGTATATATTTAAATTAAGTATGAATTATAAATGCCGAAAAGGATGTGGAGAGTGCCGCTTTCTAGGCTATTTGGAACAAAAATGGGCGTTTTGGGCGCAATTGTAAAAATGCATTTATTCATCGTTTTCTCGAATTCTTCGCATAATTAATTTTATTTATCATCATGAAAAAAGTCGTGATTAACGGAGATCCTACTACGCCAGTCGGGAACATGGTGGCGAACGTCGTCAAAACTTTATATGAAAAACGCGTCGTTTCATATGAAGCTCGTGGTGCCGCGGTGAATTATTTGTTCACTGCGATGACCGCGTTATACTCTTCGTTTCCAAATGATGTAGGGCTGCTGCGATTGCAAATCGAGACGGACGAGTTGATCGATCCGGTCATCAAAATGGGTTCGTTTCAATTTTGTTTGGAAGAGCCGTCGACCAACGATACCGTCGGAACATTTGTGTTGCGCGTGGAAGTCGGTGGTGTGCATATCGATACCGTGCTTCCATGTGATGGACCGTTGGCGTTCGGAGAAGAGTCTTGGCGACGATGGCAGCGCGCGTTCGAACATACTTTTGCCATGCGAGTCACGAGAACGCACGCGGGTGCCACGACCGTCTCGACGTTCGGTCGGTCTGTGTGTTTTGCGTGTGGAGAGACGCGTCATTTGAAAGTGTGTTCTCGGTGTGGAACGGTTCGGTATTGTTCAAAGGAATGTCAGCGCAAAGATTGGCCGGAGCATAAGAAATCGTGTGTCCAGTGAGATCATTTTTTTTTATTGTTTCTCGTGAAAATACCTGGTAACAATAACAATATTACGGAATTTCGTTTTGGCATTTGTATTATAAACGAAATGTAAGAAAAAAAAGTCATCTCCATATAGATTTGCGAAACCGAAAAAATATTTTTTTGTTGTTATTACCAGGTACTTTGATTCGTGAAAATACCTGGTAACAATAACAATATTATGGAATTTCGTTTTGGCATTTGTATTATAAACGAAATGTAAGAAAAAAAAGTCATCTCCATATAGATTTGCGAAACCGAAAAAATATTTTTTTGTTGTTATTACCAGGTAATCGCGTTCAGATTCGTCGATCCCGTCGTCGCGATCCCGGTAATGTACGCATCGTAATCCATATGCGATTTCACCATCCCGTATCCGTTTTTTGGTTTCAAGAATTTAACGAAATCGCAATCACGTCCGCGTTTGTGACACACGCGAGCGATATCGTTGTCGTAGACGTAATGACGCACGTTGACTCCTTCGGTCGCGTTCGTGCTCGGAATGAAAATACTACCCAACGTAATGGCTTTGAACAACGGCACCTTTCCTCCACCAGCTCGTTTTTTGAGTTCGATCGCGACCCGGGAAACCACAGATCCACCGTACGAATGACCGACCAACGTCACTTTTTCACCGCGGTCGAGGCACGACGTCACGTGATCCAACACTTCTCGCACGAATGCCGTGACGGGTAACGGAGACGAAGTCAAACGACGTCTGATGTTCGCCGTCATGCTCTTGGAGTGTTTGTCGTTGCACATGACGTCGATGGCCGTGAATTTCTTCCGTTCTCGTTTGATCCCGTTGAGAATGCGTCGCCGTTCTTTTAAACCGGTGGAAAACACGTCGCATCCGTATCCGTACACCACGATCAAACGAGTCGGACGCCGGTTCACGAGAGGACGCATCACGCCAGGAGGTACCGCGATCGTCTTCGGTACACTTTGCGGTGTTTGATACGTTTGGCGCGTCGCGTAGTGTCTGGACGGTGGTCTGACGACAAACGTGCTTTGGTGCCTCGTATACTGCGGAATCACGAGTGATGGTATAGTGAACGGCTTCTTAAACGTCAACGACATGTATAGTACCACCACAAAAATATTCTCCAAGCATGTCAGCACATTTCGAAAAAGTTCTCGATCGTAAAGACGTTATTCTCGCGAGAATATCGACTGTACTCACCGCGATAGCGTATATATATTTCTGGGTATGGCTCGGGTTCGGAATAGCTCGTACGGACGCATTGGAAAACATCGTCTTCGTCCTGTTCGCCGCATTGACGTTGTTCGATCAAGTGTTTCATTGTTGGACGTGGTATGTGCTCCCGAGAATGTCCAGACTCTCCACTCGACACGAACTCACATCGTCGTTTCGCATCGCCATGATCACGACAAAGACCCCGGGAGAACCGGAATCGTTACTCCAACGCACGTTGACGCACATGTTGGCGCAAGAATACACGGGTGCATATGACGTATGGTTGGCAGACGAAGATCCGACGGCGTCGATGTCTGCATGGTGCATGGCCAACGGAGTTCGTATGTGCACGCGAAAGGGGAACGAGGCATATCACGCGTCTACATGGCCACGAAGAACGAAATGCAAGGAAGGAAATCTCGCGTATTTTTACGATACATACGGATACGATTCGTACGATATAGTCTACCAATTCGATAGCGATCACGCACCGTCTCCTACGTATATATCATCGAGTATCGCGGGATTTTACGATCCTGATGTCGGGTACATGGCCTTTCCATCGCTCATGACGGAAAATAAATCGTGGATCGGGCGCGCTCGAAGTTGCGTCGAATCGTATTATTACGGACCGTACCAAGCGAGTTTCAGTTACGATCCTCGCGATGGCGTGTATCTCATGCCAAATTGCGTCGGAAGTCATTACGCGGTGAGAACGACGGCGTTGAAATCGATCGGAGGTATCGGACCAGAACTGGACGAAGATCTTTCGACGACGATGATGTTTATGGCACATGGATGGAAAGGCGTTTATTCAATGGATACGTACGCGGGAGGTCATGGGCCAGAAACCTTTGCGTGTGGAATGAGACAGGAATATCAATGGTCACGATCGGCCGTGTTGATTTATACTCGATGGCGGAACGTCGTGCACCCCACGTACGCACATTTCACACCAGGTTTATGGATCAGAGCGAGCACGACGATTTACTGGTATTTTTCGTACGTCATGTGGATGGTATGGATTCTCGGGAGCTCGATCGCCGGGTTTTACGCAAAGTGGTGCACGAACGCCGACCAAGCATGTTATTTTTCGTTGATAAACATCGTTCTTCGCACGTTGCCACCTGCAATTATCGCATTCGGACACATGACATGGTGTCGACGCAAAGGATGGTTGCGATGGAAGAACGACGAACGTCCTCCGGTGTTTCATCCGACGGAATGGATCTACAGAGCGGTCCGTGTCGTGTGGATGGCAACAGGAGTTTTTGCCGGATTACAGGAACTCGTGACGAAAAGAAGCTCCGAATTCGCGGTGACGAAAAAAGGGTCCGACGGAAAACATCCTCTGAACGTCGCCGTCTTATCTCCATTGATATTCTTGTTCGTCACCATGTGCTTCCTCTTTGGTATCCAATACGCATGGAAGGATTCGAGCGACATGGGAATCGCTTTTTATTTTTTCTTATGTTTCGTCGGGATCGCCCTGTTGATCGGGTTCATCCAACTCATGCATTTCGTCGAAAACGGAGTCGCGCACGTCCAAAATACCGTGGGACATATCGCGTTGACCACATGCGTATTCGGCGTGGTGATCGCGATCGGAATCACGCAATCCGCCGTCATATTCACTCCGGCAGCGGCAAACCTGTTCATTCCGTATTTCACGTTCGATCACGAAACCTATGTCCTCGTCGGAACGTACGTCGTGTGTTCTTCGTACGCCGTCATTCTTGCGCTATTTTTGTAATCGTCTCCAACATGCGTTTTCTGTACCGTAGCGGCAATAATATTCGAACAACTTTCCGATATGTAACCAATCGGCACATCTTGAAGCATTTAGACAATCTCTATGCAAAACGCAAGGACTTTTTCTACTTACAACATACAGGGCATCGATTAGTCGGCTATTAGCCGACTAATCGATGCCGTGAAATCAGAGATTGTACAAGGTCCCAGAAGAAAAGCCTAGAGAAACTCCTCGAAAGCAAAGAATCATTTATATTCGAGTATCTTCTGCGAAACAGAAGGACGATCTTGAACGACAAAGAGCTTAC